GCTATGGACACTTAAGGCTATAGAGGACAACAAGTTACCACAAGAATTAAACGATATACACAATTAAAATAGACTCAAATGATATGATAGTACTCTATGACTAAAGAACTTCTCAACAACCTATACGATGCAGTTGACCTCGCAATACACCTACAAAAAGAGGCAAATGAAAACAAAATTGAAACAGAAAAAAAGAACCACCTTAGGTATTTAGGTCAATGCTTAAGGGTTATGAAAGAACAAATTGATGATGGAAGAAAACGAATTAAAGATACCGAAGAATGTGGATGCCGAGGAGAGAGTCCTTGCTCACTGCCTAGCTGATGGAAGTAGTGACTTCTATGACAGCATAGCCCACAAGATAAATTCAGAAGACTTTTATCTTTATAGACATAACTTAGTTTTTCAAAGTGTCAGTTCTCTCGCCAAAAAAGGCGAACCCCTAAACGAAATCTCATTGGTGGAGGAGCTCAAACGTTCCTCTACCTTTGACGATGTTGACGGGATGACAATGATTACTACTTTGATGGAGAAGCACACATCTACACTAGATGCTAATAATTGTGCCAATGTTGTGAAGGAGAAATCAAACCTTCGCAAGATGATCAAGACATTTAAGGTTGCTCTTGAGAAAGCCGAGGACGAATCCGAAGAAACGGAGACTATCCGTGGAGAGGTGGAGGGTTCTTTACTTAATCTAGAAACCAGTACCGGTTTTGATATGACTATAGATACCGCTATTGATGAAATCCAAGAGAAGTTTGAACAGCAGTTATCTGGAGAGTGGAAGGATGATGTAGTCAAGACTCATATACCACACTTAGATGACAAGCTAGGCAATGGTGGGATCGGGGCTGGAGAGGTTGTCGTAATATCGGCACCTACCTCTTGTGGTAAATCCCAGTTAGCCCTTAATATCGTAGCTCGTTCAGCCTTTAAGGACAACGTAGGGTGCGGCATATTCAGCCTAGAGATGCCTAGAAGGCAAGTACTTGAAAGATTGATTACAGCCAAGTCCCAAGCTAACCTACGCCAAATTAAGGACCGAGTGATAGATGAAGAAAGAATGGAGAAAGTACGCAAAGGATGTGAGAGTCTCAAGGGTATGCCCATCTATACGGTGCACAGCATTAAGAACATTGGAGAGCTTTGTTCTCACGCTAGGACTATGGTTCGCCGACATAAGGTAAAGCTATTAGTAATAGATTATTTACAATTGATTCCTTTCAATTCTAAGAACCAATCAAAGAACGATGCAGTAGCTAATATATCTCACACCATCAAGCAACTTGCTCTTGAGTTAGACGTAGGTATCTTGTTACTTTCTCAAGTAAACAGAGAGGGAGCTCGCCGAGAAGGTGGTCTAGCCATCTACGACTTGAAGGATTCCGGGGATATTGAGAACGATGCAGATGTAATCATTCTTATGTGGGCGGAAAATGGTGACATAGAAGAGTCAAAAAGACTTGACGGATTAGGATCTTACATCAGTATGAAGTACAACGTAGCGAAGAACCGAGAGGGTGAACGAGACGTTAAAGGTAAGTTCAAGTTTTACACTAGCCGAGGTATTTTTACTTAAATTATTTTGACTTTGATGTAGGTAGTCCGCCTATTAAGATGGTGGTGGGTTCAATCATATTCCCTTTCGCCGCCTACATCATTTACTTTACTATGGAATACAGTTTTTTAAAACCCCCACCACAAACTAAGTACAATGTCCTTAGTCTCGGAGCCGGCGTACAATCTAGTTGTATGGCTCTTATGGCAGCAAAGGGTGAGATTACCCCAATGCCAGATTTCGCTATATTCGCTGATACTCAAGCAGAGCCGCAATCCGTTTACGATTGGATGAATTGGTTGATAAATGAATTACCATTTCCAGTATACACAGTTACAAATGGTAACCTTACGGATGAATCATTAAAAGTTCATACTAGACAAAGGGACAGTAAAACGGGATCTGGAAAGATTGGAGATACCTACGTAAATAATGTTATACCTTTATTTGGTATTTTACCTAGTGGTAAAAAAACAGCAGCTATTGGAAGAAAATGCACTGCTGATTACAAAATAAAACCTATACATAAATTTATAAAAAAGGAGTGCAATATAAAACGTGCACAAAAGGAAGCTACAGTTACTGAGTGGATTGGTATATCTTGGGACGAAATGCAACGTATGAAAGACTCTAGGGTTAAATGGACTCAACACAGATTTCCTCTGATAGAAAGACGTATGACACGTTCAAAATGCAAAGAATGGATGGCGGATAATGGGTATCCGGAACCACCTAGATCTGCGTGCTATTATTGTCCTTTTCATAATAATGAAGAATGGAGGAGACTTCGTGATGAAGAGCCAGAGTATTTTAAGAAAGCATTAGCATTTGATAAACAAATAAGGCAACACTATAAAGATAACCATCAAACAATGAAGATGGAGGTTTACTTACATAATTCTTGTAAGCCTCTAGATCAAATTGATTTCGATTCAGATGAAGAAAAAGGACAAATGACTTGGGACTTTAAAGCAGAGTGCGAAGGTATGTGTGGCGTTTGACTTTATGAAAGACAAAGAAAGAGCAGTCGCAAGAGGACTCGAAAAACTCTACCCCCAACTTGGTAATCTGATAGAACCAGAGGACCAATTCAGTCCATTCGATTTCGAGTGCGACAAGTACCTCATTGAAGTTAAGTGCAGATCTCAAGCTTGGGATCCGTGGTTCATCGAAGCATTGAAGTACGACACTAATATGGAGATAGCAAAAAGATTACAAAAGGACTTTATCTTCTTGACGGAAGTAAACAAAACTGTTTATCTTTACAACAAAAGCAAATTAACACGGAACAAATACGATTTTAAATGGACTACGAAACTATTACCGAACTCCACAGAGTTCACCAAACAAGGCAAGTCGGAGAAACCAATAGGATACCTCTCGGCAAAGGACGCAACTATTTTACATTTATGAGATTACATATATTCAAAGTTCCGGAAATCTACATCCTTCCATCTATCTTCTTAGAAGTTGATGGACTCAAAGGGGATAGAATCATTTGGCTATCAGTGGGTTTATTTAACTTTACCCTAAGCTTACAGATAACTAAAAAATAATGAAGGAGAACTTAGAGAGATTGCAAACTAGGATCAACCTCGTCAGAGAAGAATCCAGAACTGTATCGTACAGAATAGAAGCTCTTGAAGATCGCCGCAAGGAGTTACAAGAGCAGAAGAAACACCTCAAAGAATTACTTTCAGATATGTCTTAGGTTCAGTTAGTTCAGTTAGGTTTAGTTAAGTTATTGCTACTATTATCTACCCATAAAAGCCCTCACCGTTTGTTTGTTTTCCGGTGGGGGTTTTTTATTGTCCGAAGAATCTTTTAAACTCTTCTGACTCTATTATTAGCCTAGATGTTTTAGGTTTTAGTACACCTCTTTTTTGTTGCTCTTGCAAATATCTTAATGCTTGATCAGATGGCATATTTTCTATTCTATTCAAGAAGAATTGTGCTTTACCAGCCGCAGATAATTTACCTAATTGTTTGTCGATAGAAGTGATGCCACTAGCTTGTTCAACTAATTTATCATTTACCTTACGGAGAACGGACTCATTCATATCTGGATTATTTCTAATCTGATCCACAAGAACACTTCTTCTTTCCGTAGGTGTCTTGGCTTCATTGATTCTTTTAATAACCTCAAATGCGATTCTGCTCGATTTTGCGGATTCGGTATTTTCTTGCTTATCTATATTTTCAATAATTGATCTGTCCCCAGTTCTTTTCTCGAATACATCAGCAAAAGTTCTTCCATAAAATCTTCTTGCTACTGGAATATCGGATCTATTTATTGGCTCATTATTATATAATTTTGACGTTAAATCAAGCAATCTTTTTACTGTTTGTCCGGGACCTCCAGTATAAGTCTGATATAAGTACAATAGATTCTCTGGAGATACTTCGTATCCCATATCTTTGAGTTGATCAGCTAATGTCATAGCTAACTCGCCACCTTGAGTGTCGGCAGTCCAAGGAAATACTTGTTCAGTTGCACTGATGTTTTTAGTTTCCAACCAAGATGGTCTAATATCTCTACCTAATCCATCTTTGTTCTGAGCTAATTCAGTCATAGGTCTTAGGATAGTTGGAACTGGAGAGCCTCCCATAGGATTATAGGAATCAATAATAGCTTTACTAAAGCTTGTGGCTACTTCTTTTACGTTATCTAATTCTTTATCTTGTCTAACGGTACGCTGAAGTAAATCCGCAGCCATCTTGAATGGAACCATAGAGTAACCAATAGGAATAGAAAAATAATCTAAAGACCCATCTTCGTTTACTCCTCTTACCAAAGTTAAATGCTTATCTATTTTCCATTTAGGAATCTTGTCTCTATAGTTTTCATCTATACTAGAATTATATTTATCTAATAAAGTAGTAATTGTTATCAATCCAGCACCTACAGAAGTTGCAACTTTTGGATTTTTCATACTCCTTAAAAAGTTTTTAGCACCTTGGATAGCTGGATTAGAGAAAAGGTATAAAGCTTTCAATGTATCTCCTTCTCTGCCCTTTAATTTAGGATCGAAAGAACTATTACGAGCCGCAAATGCAGCTTGGTCTCTAGTCATACCAGAAGCTAAACCATTTCGATACGTAGCAAAACGAGTAGAATCCTCAACGATTTCATTGATGTTATTAATTAAATCATTTAGAGCTTTTACTTTATTCTTAGTAGGCATTCTAAGATTTTTGGATAGCTCATCCATTCTTTTCTCAATATCCTTAACTGTATCAAGACCTAGACCTCCAGTGCTTCCTCCATCTTCCTTAAATTGTTTGTACAATCTATCCAACTCTTGCTTTTGGGGACTGTCTGGCGTTATAGCTCCGAATATATTTCTTCGGATAACTCTAATATCTTCAAATGGATTAATCGTTTTAGCCGCTTGAAGTCCTTTCATTTTAGCTAGATTATTCACGAAAGCTTCAGATCGGTCACGGAATAAATTAGGTATAATAAACTCTGGAGATAATCTAGTGTACATACCACCAAGGAATCTATTCATTGCGTACATACCCTTGAGTACACTTCCTAGTTCTCTCTTATTTGAACCCTTAAATGTTCTAGCCAATGTAGGATCACTGAACTCAACAAATAATCTTTTGCCGTCTTCAAAAACTGTAAGTACATTATTATCAGCTCTTTCGTAGATAGGAACCTTTTGTGACTTTGGTTTATTTCCAAGTGACCTAGCTAACTGAGCCTCTTCGGACATATCCTTTATGATTTTAGTTCCGACAATCTTTGGCTCCCTAACCTTTATACCTAAATCTTTGGCGCTCTTTGGATTTGATCTAAGTAATTTAACAAAAGCTAAATTAGCTTTATTAACTTCAGATCGGCGGACAGCACCACCTAAATTATCTACGATATTCTGTGCTATATTAGATACCTCTCTTTCGGAACCGAATGCTCTACGTACACCGCTTTGTAGTGTTTCGTATTTAGTAGAACTAGAAGTTAAAATCTTCTGAGTATCTGCTACATCATCCGTATCCATTATACGATTTAATGGTACGTAGTCCGGAAACTCTTTGCGTAATTTATTTGCATCAGCCTTTGATATTAGTCCACCTTCTTCAGCGGTATCAAGTATTTCCTTGGATAGTTTTCTTCTATTATCAATAGAGTTCCTTAGTGTTTTATCCAATCCACTTGATTCAAATTTATTTATAATTGATTGAGCTTCATTTGTAGATATACCAGCAGCTCCGTCTCCTCCGAATTTAAGACGGTTAGCCTTGTTGTAATCAACTGCGTGTTTAGCGTATAAATAACTATTTATTGAGTCAGATAATTCTTTTGTTGTTTTACCTAACTCATCTGATTTATTTAACAAGAAAGCTGCATCTACATTTATCTCGTCCTCTACTCTTTGAAGTTTAGCATCAATCTTTCCTTCGGCTAATCTTCTTTGTAGGTAGTAATCCATTTCATCTGAAGTAACCTTCAGCTTGCCACCCTTTGTGCTTAGTTGACCCCCAGCAGATATATCTTGTAATAACTTGGCTCTAATAAATTCATCGTCATATTTCTCTCTTATATTGATCCCAACGTCTTGGTATCTTTTAGCTACTTCATCAGAGAACTCTTTTGCATTTTTTTCTACGCCATCTACGATTATCTTTGCATCTGGGTCACCTCGGCGAAATGCTTCCGTTAAATTACGAGTGGGCATACCAGCAAACTTAGTGTACGCTTTACTGAATGCTTCTCCACTGATCCCTAATCCTCCACCAAGTACAGCACCAGTTAATCCAGCTTTACCTAAATCTTCAAAGGATGGAAGTTCTTCTTTATTTACAATAGCTTCTACTACTTCAGCACCGCCAGATATTCCAGCACCAACTGCCGCTTGAGACGCTATTCCTTTTACGACTGACTTACCAGCACCTACTCCCGGAATAAGATTGATCAAAGCATCTGCGACAACTTGACCTTGGTCTAATTCGGCGTTTGGATCGGTTATTCTTTGGCGAGCAATAGAACCAGCTGCACCTCCACCAAGACCGCCAACTAAATATCCGACACCGGCTCCAATAGCTGTACCGACACCGGGTGTAATGGCTGTACCTATAGCGGCACCAGCGGCAGCACCACCTAACCTAGATGATTCCGATATTGCTATATCTGTTAGGAAACTAGCACCAACCTTTGCTAAAGAAGGTTCTTCGTCTGATTTTACAATAGGTTCTCTAAGATCTTCAGATATAGGCTTTTTCTCAGATTCTAAGAATTTATTTACACTAGATATTATATCTTCTTGGGTAGCATTATCACTGACCTCCAACGTAAGATTTCTTCCATCTGATAGGGTTACGGTTCTTTGAGCCATAATTTATTAAACTGGTTGACCGTCTATTGCAGATATAGTAACTAAATCATTCTGATTAGAATTGCTTACGGTCTCGGAATCAACTTCTAAAAGTTTCTCTATAGCACCAAAATCACCTCCAGTATTTCTCTCCAATCTTAGAGCCCTTAAAAGCAAGGTATCTTTTTGATCTGGTTTAATTCTACCTTCTGCGATTAATCTATCTATTATTTGTTCAGCCTTATCGTAAGCTGTAGCCTTTGGCGCACCACGTGAAGCAACTAATGCTTCGGTAGCAGCAATGTCTGTTTCAGCCTTCTTGGCTTTTGTTTCAGCTTCTTGTTGCATTTGTTTAGCCATTGCATTTACTGCGGATCCCTTTATTCCAGCTTGTCTAGCTAGTTGTCTGTAATCAGATAATGACATCTCTGAAGATTCTCCTCCTCTAGCAGCTTCTACAGTAGCTTGTCTAGCGGCTGCTTCATCTCTAACGTCTTTCATTCTTTGTGCGGAAGCCGCTTTGAACGCCGCATCGGACTCAGCTTGTATAGCTGGATCTCTCAAGAATGG